ATTATTTAGAGAAGCGGCAGCACAAGGTGAGTTTGGTCTTGCAGGACAACAACAGGCATTTGGTCAACAAGCCGCAAATGTTGCACAACAGAACGCAGCAAGACAGCAACAGATAGCTGATCAGTTAAGAGCTAATGAACTTAGCAACATGGCAAGACAGGCACAGCTTAATGAACGTATTGGATTGAGAGGTCAGGGTTTCAATGAACTAGCAGCCTTGTTAGGTGGCCCACAAATACAAAGGCCGACTTTCTTTGCCCCAAGTGCAGTCAATACATTAGGTGCAAATCAGTTGGCTCAGAGTGCAGCTATGAACGCTTATAATCAGCAAATGGCTAATAGATCATCAGGTTTAGGTGGGTTATTTGATCTGGCAGGATCACTCGGTTCTGCATACATTTTAAGTTGAGGTAAAGAATGACAACAGCATTAACATTTGACCAACAAAACAATCCACAATTTAATTTAGGGTTACGCACAAATACAGGCCCTGCTCAGAGAAGTGGTATGGCTAATTTATTGACTGCAATACAAAATGCAAATCAGATGAACCCTGTCGTTAACATTCAACCATTAGCACAGCCTATGCAACAACCTCAACAGCAAATGGCACAAGGGCAAGGGCCATCATTTCAGTTTCAAGACCTCAATCGTGCTTTTCAGCTAGACCCAAGAAATACACTTGCTAATACCTTAATGCAACAAGGTGCTAGGGGAACTCCTATAAGAACACCATTAGAGGGTATAGGACGGCTTTCTCAGTCTTTGGTAGGTGCAATGCTACAGAAGAGGGCATTAGATAGATTAGAAGGACAGGAGACTGCAAAACAAGAACAACAAACACAAAACTTACAAAACCTAATTGGGCAGTTTAGTCCAGAAATGCAACCATCTATAGCAGCACTAGCACCAAGTTTAGGTGATAATGCGTCAAGTGTTTTAGCACAGTCATTAATGGGTCAAATGTTTCAAGAGCCTGATCCAGTTACAACATCAGAATTAGTGACAGAAAATGTTGGTGGCAATACATTTGCATTTGTAAAAGAAACAACTAACGGCAGTACAAATATATCAAATCTTCAAACTATAGAGAAAGAAGATGGTGAAAAAACTTTTACAACAGCGGCTATATTAAATTATGATCAAACAAAGGATTTAGTTACACAGAATCCTGGACTAATGACAGTTGATTCTTTAAATTTAGGTAGTTCTTACAGTGTAGAATTGAATGAAGATCAATCAATCAAAAAAATAACTGAAGTTAAACCTGAAAAAGTAAAAGTAAATCAACCTGTTACAGACTTAGGTAAATTAGAATCTGACCTTACAAAAGGGTTGATTACAAAAGAAGATTATGACACTAAAAAAGCAATTATATTAGGCGGTTTATCTGAAAAAGATAAGTTTGCTTCTGAAAATACAATATCAAAAAGATTTCAAGATAATCTTCAAATCAAAAATTTAAGCAACATAATTCCTATAGTAAGAGCCGCTATAGCAACAGCAAACGTTGATACAATGGCTGCTGACCTTGATCTTGTTTTTGCAGTTGGTAAAGCATTTGATCCAACATCTGTTGTTAGAGGTAGTGAGCAGGTAACAATACAAAAAGCAGCATCACTTCCTGAACAATTTAAAGGAATCATAAGGTATGTAAATGGTAAGGGTAGATTAACGCCTGTACAAAAAGCTGATCTAATTAATCAGGTGATAAGTAGGTACAAAGTACATTTAGATAGCGGAATAAATTATTTTGAGGGTGAAAAATCAATTTTAAAAACTAGAGAATTAAATGAAAAGGTTTTGATAATGCCATCTCTTATTGATCCAAGAGAAATAAATGCAATTAAAAATATTAGTGCTGATGGTCAAGTTGTGCCTTTTCAAATTACTGTAAATTATCCATCAGTAAGCGGTAATGATGACTCTGCTTATCAAGAACTTCCATCAGGTTCACTTTATTTTGGCCCTGATGGTCAGCTTAGAAGGAAAAAATAATGGGAATAGAAGAAGATGAAATTGTAAACATTGATGATAATACATCGCAATCTATGCAAGCAGATCAAGTAATAAACCCATCTATACTAGCACCACAAGAGCAACAACCAAGTATTTTTGGTTCATTTAACCAAAGCATACTCAATACAATATTAGGAGCAAATCAATCTGTAAATCCGATTGTAAGAGACAGGCAAGGTAATCTTCTTTATAACTACGCAAGCCCTGCACAGCAAATGACTTTTGCAAGAACAGGCATAGCACCAGAGGGAACAGCAGCATTAATTGATCCAGGCACAGGAAATGTTGAACTATTTTTGGTTGACCCATCAATGAAAGAGGCTGCATTTGGTGCAGGAAGAATAATCAGTCAAGGTTTTCAGTCTCCTATACAAACAGGGCCTGGAATGACAAGTGTTGCACAAGCTGCTAAAAGTCAAAACATACAACCACCTGCTTCAGTTTTAAATCAGAGTAAAGCCTTACAAGTGGCTGAAGGTACTTTGAGTATGATACCAACTGGTTATTCTTTTATAAAAAAATCTTATGATAATTTTACAACAGGTTTTCACAACGCACTGTTAAATTTGACAGATAAATTAGGTGGTTCACCTAGTGTAAATGAACTAGGAAGAAACCTTAAAAACTCAGTACAAAATTTTGCAAGCAGTCAAGATGCTATAAATGCTCTACCAGAAAACTTGAGAATTACACAAGTACCTGTCAGAAATGTTGGTTTTAAGGCAAAATCATCTGCTCTTTACAATGCACTTGATGACAAAGTGCCACCAATAACAGTTGTCAGTCTTGATGAAACTCGTAATGTTTTGAATAATGTTGGTAATAAAATCACAACAAATCCTAATTTAGCAAAAGTATTATCTCCTGCTGAATTTGAAAGTTATAACAAAGCATTAAGTAGTAATAATTTCAAAATGACTTATGGAGAGTTACAGACATTTAGAACTATTTTAGGGGATAAAATATCTGATGCAACATTGTTTACTAATACAACGCAAAAAGATTTAAGAAAGTTATATAGTGCTTTGACAAAAGATATGAAAAAAGCTGCACAGGCAAATGGTGCTTTAAAAGAGTGGCAAAGAGCCAATAATTTTTTCAATGCAGGAGTAACAAGATTAGATGGTTTTCTAAAAAGATTCAATGACCCAGATTTTAAGGCTGCACCAGAAAGAATTGTCGCAATGCTTGAAAGTAGTGCAAAAGCTAAAGGTGGTAATTTAGCGATGTTAAACGCAGCAAGAAGAAGTGTCCCTGATGATGTATGGAGTTTAGTATCAATAAATGCTTTACAAAGACTTGGATCAAAAACTCAAGGTGGTGAGTTTAGTATTAAGAAGTTTTTATCTGATTATAGAAATCTCAGTCCTGGTGCAAAAGATATTTTATTTAAGGGTACAGGTAACACAGAATTAAGTAAATCAATAGATGAACTTGCTGAAATAGCTTTAGCATTTGAAAAATCTGGCACAGACGTTGTTGAAGGTTCTAGAACTGCATTAGGTGCTGCTGTTTTGTTTGGAACAGGTGAGACAATCATGCGTGGTGATATTCCTATTGGTACGTTAGCATTAGGTGCAACAACAGCAGGAACTGCAAAACTTATGACATTTAGACCATTTGTGAATTGGTTAGCTACAACATCAAAAACAAATGATTTAGTTGGTAGTCTGTCAAAGCTTAACACTATGGCCAGAGCATATCCTTATTTAGCACCAGAGATAAAAGAATACGCAACAGCACTAGCAAAGATGTCAGGTGCAGAACCTGTATTAGAACCAGGTCAAATTATCTCATAGGCAATAATTATGGACATGGAAAAACTAAGACAACAACTCATCATTGATGAGGGTGTAAAGTATGAGGTATATTTGGATCATCTTTCCCTAAAAACTTGTGGAATCGGACATTATATACGCCAAGATGAACCAGAGTTTGATTTAGAAGTTGGCACACAAATAACAGAAGATAGATGCACAGAACTGTTTGAAGAAGATATCAAGTCAGTCATTAAGGACTGTAAAAAGGTCTTTGAAGATTGGGATGATATGGATGAAGAAGTTAAACAAGTAATGGCAAACATGATGTTTAACTTAGGACTGCCAAGATTTAGCAAGTTTAGAAAAATGATTAACAATATTGTTAACAAGAATTTTACAAAAGCCGCAGAGGAACTTCGTGATTCCAGATACTATCGGCAGGTCACTAACAGAGCCGAAAGGTTGGCAAAAAGATTGGAAGCAATGGCGTGACCCAAAAAAAGTTACAGAAAAAATCTGTGTTCAATGAATATGATGAAGATGGTGATGGCGTAGTATCTGATGAAGAACTGTCTCATGTAAAAGAAATAAAAGAGACAGAGTCAAAACTTAGAAAGCAAATAGCACAACTTAGAATGGCTAGATACACACTCATAGGCATGGGTGTATTCACTGCTGCAATGTTTTTTATGCCAGTAGAAAAGATTAACGCATTATCTGATATCAGCAACTTACTCTATATATCTGGTGCAGGTATCGTTGGCACTTACATGC